CCCTAACAAGGTAGGAAAAAAACTAAGGTCCTCAACTAAAGACTCTCTATTCAAAGAGGTTCTCTCTTCTTCTGTATCAGCCAGCCCTGCAGTTGCCAAGATGATTGCAGAAGCCAATGCTAACCTCTCAGGGTTTTCAATCTTGGCAGAGGGAACTGGTCAAGGAAACCCAAACATTGCTCCATACAGAACGATTGAAGTAAATGGAACTGGAAGCATTACTGATGGCTACTGGGTCATAAAGAAGGTAGACCACTTCGTAACTTGGGACGGTCGTTACTCTGTTGAGTTCACCTGCATGACAGATGGAACGGGCCGCAATAACGCCAGCGCCTTCCGTCCTCTGACTGCGTCTACAATACCTGTCAGAAATATTGCTCATGAACTTACAACAGGGGTATCTAGTAAGCCAACATCTACTAGAATAAGTGCACCAGCCACTATGGTCAAAGAAACTCAAAGCGGCTACAAAATAACTCCAAGACGATGGGTAGGTAGGTAATGGCTGAAATTGCAATCTCTTTACCTTTCTCCATAGATCCTTACGGACGTGTAGGTAGCACCACAGATCAAACTAAAATTTGGGCTGATAAAGTTCGTTCTGTAATAGGAACTGCACTGCGTGAACGAGTAATGCGTCCAAAATTTGGAACTGATATTCCTCTGTCCGTTTTTGAGAACCAAGAAGATGCTCAGACTCAAATTGAGTTTGAAGTCAACCAAGCCTTCAACGATCAACTACAGAAGGTGACTCTACAATCTGTTAGCAGTGTCTTTGATGACTACACAGGAATTATGCAGGTAGATATAACCTACGCTTTACCCAATGATGAGGTCACTACCACCTCAATAGGATTAATTAGAATTGACGGAACCGCTATAGCAATTGAGGAGAACCTGTGAGCATAACCCCACCATCGACCATCCCAGTATCGATTGATTACACAAGCAAAGACTACTTTGCAATTCGATCAGAACTGATAGCACGTATTCAAGACCGTGTACCTGATTGGACAGCGGCTGACCCAGCAGACTTCGGTGTTGCACTGGTTGAAGCGTTTGCTTACATGGGTGACATGCTCTCTTACTATATTGACCGAAATGCTAATGAAGCATTCCTTACAACAGCAACCCAACGCAACAGCGTTCTTAACATTGCTCAGACCTACGGATACACCCCTGCAGGTTACCGTCAAGCCTATGTAACGCTAGAGTTTAGTAACACCTCTGCCTCCTCTGTAACAATTCCTGAAGGAACAGTCGTTACTGGAGAAGTAGTTATTGGCGATACAGTTCAAACTGTTTACTTTACAACTGGCGCAGATGCGGTGGTTCCAGCAGCGGTGGGAGCAACTCCTGGAACAGAGACAGTAACGGCTGGAGAAGGACGTTCAGTTATCCTTATCTCAGATAACGCAACCACTAACGGTGAACTTATCGGAACATCAACAGGTCTTCCAGCAATGAGATTTGAATTAGGTGAGACACCTGCTGTTGACGACTCTGTGCAGATCTACGTGCAAGATGGTGACATCTACACTAAGTGGACACAGGTACAGCACCTCCTTGACTTTGGCCCAACCGATCAGGTGTTCACTGTCTCTACAGATGAAGACGACATCGTTACAGTCTTATTTGGAGATGGAGTATCAGGAGTTATCCCAACACTCTACTCAGAGATTAGAGCAATCTACACAGTTGGTGGAGGATCTTTTGGTAACGTCTCTTCAGATACTGTAACTGTCATTGACTATGTTCCAGGACTATCTGAGATACAGACCTCAGCACTGCAAAGTATTATCTCTGTTTCAAACCCTGATCCAGCGTTAGGAGGATCAGATCCAGAAGAGACTGATCAAATTCGTACGGCAGCAGCACTTGCTCTTCGTGCAAACAATCGAGCAGTGACATTGCAAGATTACGCTGATTTATCTCTAGCAGTAACTGGTGTTGGAAAAGCAAATGCTGAAGCAGCAATATGGACATCAGTCACTGTGTATATTGCTCCAACTAGAACTGCAGTTGATTCAGACCTTGCACCAGGATTAGATGATGCTGGAGATCCAACAGTTGAGTGGAACAACATCTCACTAGACGTTGCAGACTATCTAGCAGACAAAATCTTGCTAGGAACAACAGTAACTGTATCTCCACCGATCTATACAGATATAACAGTTAGTTTTAACTACACAAGGCTAAACCAATACACCTCAACAGAGGTAGAGACTGCTATTAAGAACAGACTATTGACTGACTTTGGATATGTAGGAATGAACTTCCAAGACACAATCTATCCACAAGACATTGAGTTCGTTCTTCAACAAGTTCCTGGAGTAAAGACAGCCAAGGTCACTCAACTGTTTCTTACAGGAGGATCAGCAGCGCTCAATAACTCTCTAGTTGGTGGAGCAGATGAGATCTTCCGTTTACTGGAAGAGAACTTAAACATTACTGAGGCGTAATGGATATCAAAAGACTATATGGGATATACAGAGGAATCGTTGTTGATAACAATGATCCTCAAAACTTGAGAAGAATAAAAGCCAGTGTCAATACACCTACAGGAACAGAAGTAACTAATTGGATTTGGCCTGTTCTGTCCACTAAAAGACCTCCAGCAAAACAATCTGGCGTATTCATCATGTACGACGGAGGAGACCCCGACTATCCAGTATGGATAGGAGAGTTTAGTTCTCAAAAAGATGTTCAAGGAGTTTTTGCTTACGGATCTTGGTTTAGTACATCCGATCAAACTGTAACTGCAATAGACACCGAAAAAATCATGACAGTAAATACCACAGATTTGTCAGAGGGCATCTCTGTAGTTGACGGATCAAAGTTTACTGTAGAAGAGAATGGAACTTACAACCTCCAATTCTCTGCTCAACTACACCACAGAACTGGTGGAGGTGGTGGGTCTGGAAGTAACGCCTATATTTGGTTAAAGAAAAATGGAGCACCTGTTACAAACTCTTCAACATCAATAAACATCGGTTCTGGAAATTATGCTGTAGCAGCGTGGAACTTCTTCGTAACCCTAAAACACGATGAATACGTTCAACTAGCCTGGTCTACTACCACTACCAATATTGCTTTAGAGGCAAATGGGGCAAGTAATCCCTCACCAGCAATCCCCTCACTCATAGTCACGATGAACCAGATAGCCTGAGTTCAGGCAGTAAATAGGCAATAAACCAACGAAAATAGATACATTGAATTGAAAGGAAGACCGTGACAGCCACATACCCATCATCGATTAAGTCATTTAGTGTCAAGACAGACTTCATCGACACAGTCCTTGCCGAGCACGTCAATACTCTGCAAGAAGAAGTTAACTCAATTCAAACAAACCTAGGTACCTTAATTAAGACTGGTTCTGGATGGGTCGGATCCTTTGACGTCATTACAACCAACTGGAACTCATTAAAAGATCGACTAGCCAACATTGAGTACGGACTGTACGACATGTACACCGCTGTTCCTACAGGAGGCGCTACTGGTCAAGTCTTAACTAAGACCTCTAGTTCTGATTATGAAACTGAGTGGTCAACCATTGATGCCCTACCTTCTCAATCAGGTAACGATGGCAAGTACCTAGTAACTAATGGATCGACAGCCTCTTGGACTACAGTAGTCACTGGCGCAGATCCATTGAGTGCCTTCCTGCTTGCTGGCTGCTAAGGAGCACTTAACTCGTGGCACGTTACGGTAATTTTAGTTATGCAAGTGCGAAGTATGGCTTACAGCCCCGCCTTGCTTTTTCTGTTGAACCTATGGGATTGGTTGTCTTAGACTTTACCAAGACCCGTGTTCAATGGCAGAGCCCTACAGGAAATTTTACAAAGATCCGTTTGGTAAGAAACCAATCAGGATTTCCAGAAACAGCAGAAGATGGAATTGTAATTTGGGAAGAATCTGCAACTGAAGGAACTGTAACTCGTTCAACCTTTGTTGACTCCGATGATGCTGAGATTGTGATCCCACCAATTACTCCTGGTCAACA